CAAAAGATGGGTAAATCGGATGACGGTTGAAGGCGTCCACTTCGCCTTCATTCATTTTTTGAGCAATTTGCCAGTTTTCGGAAATTGCGTATAATTCAATTCTCTTTCGGAAGGGTGGCAGAGTGGTTGAATGCTCCGGTCTTGAAAACCGGCGATGAGCGATCCTCATCCGTGGGTTCGAATCCCACCTCTTCCGCCAATATCCCACCGAGACACAACGAGACATCAAAAGACATCACGAGACATTTAGTCTCAAACGCCCGCCGTTATTGGCTTCTTAGCCTAATAAATCTTTCCTATTAAATTTCCGAACGAGACTTTAAAAGACTCGGCGAGACATTTGCAGTATCATCAGTGGTGGACATTTGGCGGACAACATCTTCTTTGGAGGACATCAATGCAGGTCACGGCCAAGAACATCTCAAAGCTCCCCGACGGCAAGCATTCCGTAGCACCTAACCTCACACTTCTAGTACGCGGCCCGTCCCGCTCATATATTTTCAGATACATGGTGGACGGCAAGCGCAGGGAGAAGTCTCTCGGTTCGGCAGCCAAGATCAGTATCACAGAGGCCAAAGAGTTGGCTGAGCGCTTCCGGGTAGGACTCTCAAGAGGCGAGCTTCCCGTGACACCGAAGGACGAATTAAAGATTGAGGCCAAGAAAGTATTCGAGCCGACGTTTGCAGACTATGCCTTAAAGACTCTAGAGAAGATCGCAAGCGTCAGGCTTTGGAAAAACGAGAAGCACAAAGAGCAGTGGTTCTCCACCATTAAGACCTATGCTATGCCCGTGCTCGGAGATAAGAAGATGTCGGAGATAAAGAGAGCTGATGTCTTAGCCGTGCTTCAACCGATATGGCTTACCAAAACAGAAACCGCCTCGCGGGTAAGAGGACGCTTGGAAAATATCTTTTCCTATGCGATAACCGACGGCCTTATGGAGTACAACCCCGCATTATGGAGAGGGAACTTGGAGCGAGACCTGCCGCCGCTCACTAAGGTAAAGCAGGTCGAGCACCATGAGGCTATGCCCTTAGAGGTGCTTCAGGAAAAGATCGGGTGCTTCTATCCTGCGACGAACAGATCGAGAAGGGCGATTCTCTTTACCATCCTCACAGCTTCCCGCGTGGGCGAGTCGGTGCCCGCCAAGTGGGAGGAGATAGATTGGGAACACAAGGTATGGAGCGTGCCGCCCGAGCGCCGCAAAGACGGCAAGCCTTATCCTCATAGAGTGCCGCTGAGCACGCAGGCGATTGATTTATTGAAGGGCATTGAAAGAAAAAGCGAGTACATCTTCGGGGTTTCGGAGAAGAGCTTGGGCAGTCGCTACAGCCTCGTCCATATATTGCAGAAGATGACCAAGACCGAGTACACCATGCACGGCTTCCGTTCTACCTTCAGGGATTGGTGCGCGGAGAACGGAGTGCCTGATATTCTTGCGGAGAAAAGTATGTCTCACGCAACGGGAAACGCCGTTGTCCAAGCGTATCAGAGGTCTGATCTTTTGGAGCAACGGCGTCCTGTTATGCAGGCGTGGGCCGACGCGGTATTTAGCAAGCTGTCTTCGGCTGACTAGCTATCCATGCGTCGAGGTCTTTAACGTTCCAGCGGGGGCGGCCTGCGACATAGCGCGGAGCGGGGAAGTTGTACCAATTCTCTTTGCGCCATCTGTCGATAGTACGTGTGGTAACACCGACGTACTCGGCGGTCTCCATCTTGTTAATCCAAGTTTTGGTTGTCATTCTTTGCTCTCCGTTGTAAGGCTATTGAGCGCCTCGCGTGATCTCAGCTTATTGATACGCTCGGCTATACATCTTTCTAAGCAGTCCCAAAAGTCGCCGTCAAAGACCGTGAGGTTATTCCATTCGTTAATGAAGTCTTTCAAGATACCGTTGGAGCGCTTAAATAAGCGGCTCATGTTTAGGAAAGAGACGTAATCGCAGTCTTGCATTTCCAATGCGCCGTCAGACTTCCTGCGCTTCAAATACCACCGAGCTTTTTTAAGATCAAGGAGTTCGCTTGCGCCGTCCTTGTGACCCGCACGGAAGCAATACTTGATGGCGTTACCTTCGCAGAACGGCAGGCGCTCGCAGAAGTCAATGGGTTCGAGCTTGATTGATTGCTCTTCGTAGTGGGACGGATGGTTAACTAAGTCGCTCATTTTGCTTTCTCCTCTTCCATGCGTTTCAGTTGACGTTCGATCTTGGCTCCCATGAGCTTGTCGATCTTGGCTTTGAGTTCCGGCTCACCTTCGAGCAGGTACTCGACCTGCCTTGCCATGAGAAGTACGTCGGCAAGTTCCTCAGCGTTTTGCTCACGTGCGATTTCAAACTGCTCGCGAACACCGGCCCTTGAAACAGGCGTACTACTTCTGTCGTCTAGGAGGCTGTAGTAATAAAACACTTTGGAGCTTGAAGCGGCGAACTCCGCACACTCCTCCGCTAACTTGACGGCCTGAACCTCAAGTCCATAAAAGTCCGCAATTTGTTTCTCTCTATCGTTCATTCAAGTACCCTTTAAAAAATGAATCCACGTTCGGTGCGCCCAACTCCTTGAGGCGCTTGGTGTTTAAGACATAGGCGTATCCGTTATGGCGGTTTCCGCCTATGAGTTCTTGGTTAATAATCCCTTCGAGTTTCAGGGCCATAAGCGAGCGCCTCAGCGTCTCGTATGCAAGCCCCGACACTTCTTGCAGGCGGGTGAGTGTCACCCGTCCTTTGAGGTTGATGTTGTAGAGAATGAAGTAGAGCAGGACTCTTGCGGAGTACGGCAGACCTTTCCTTCTCAGGCACCAATCGGGCAGGGTCTCAATCGGCTTTCTGCGTTTCTTGGCTGTCATAGCCGGGCCTCCTATAGGTTCTTTGATTAAGGACTGCACGAGCAGTGGGCGAAATCTCCTTGACACCGCGGCTTCCGTCTCGGTTGCGTTGTTCATCCACAATCTGAATAGCAGCAAGCAACTCACGAACAGTTCTCTGCGGCGCCAACTCCATAGCTTCCTTCAGCATTGCCACGATCTCGCCGCAAACCTCTCGGATGATCTGAAGCTCTTCGGCCTTGGCGACATAGCCGCGGGTCCTGCCCGAGTTATGACGCCGCACCACTGCGGCCCAAGCGTGCAGTGCCTTGTAGTGACGGGCCTTGAACTCGTCGGCCGCTGCCTCTTGTCCTTTCCATTTGCGGTCAAACATCAGCATTCCGCCCCAATTGAGAAGGTCTTGGAGTTTGACGCACTGCTTCTCGTCGATGACGCCCTGCGGCAGAGCCACCTCAGCAACCAAGCCCATACCGTTGATGATGTCTTTGATCTCGTTAATCGTTTCCCGCGGATAAGAGCAACCCGTTCTGCGAATCGCTCGGGGCTTGTACTCCTTGCGCGGCTTCTTGTTTCTTGGCATTTGCTTGTTCCTTCTTTATCCTTCTGAGTTCTCTGCGGCGCTCATTGATCTTGTCTTTGCGTTGTTCGTAGGTGGCTCTCTTGTACTCAACCAGCCGCTCGAACAGCGCCTTTTTCTTTTCAGGGCTCATAGCGTGGTAGAGTTCCCTGCGTTTGCGGTTGTATTCCTCGCGGTGCTTCCTTCGGTAGCGAGCGTCGTACTCTCGCCTTCGGGCAAGCCGCTCCTCATGCGTCATCTCTACGCGCTTAGGCGCTTCGACTTGCTTCTTAGCCTCTGCCTTTTTCTCTTCCCGCCGCTCCTTGGCGCGCTCGCGTTTGCGGGCGGCTTTCTGCTCAGCGCTCAGCGTATAGACTCGGCCTGAGGCAGGAGCCGTGACGTACCCGTTCATAAGAGCTTGGTGGTACTTGATATGGATGGTGTAATGCTCCATCCCCAAGCGCTCCTCAATCACATAAGGGTTGAGACCGCACGAGGCCATTTGGGTAATGCGCTCTTCAATATTCGTCATCATCTGCTTCACCTTCGATTGCTTGTTTCTTATCCAAGAGAACATCCAAGATGTCACGCTTAGTAGAGAGACGCTCCTTGACTGCTTCGTCAAGCGTGCCCTTGGCTACGAGATAGTGGACAAAGGTTGGTCTGTCGTGACCCGCTTGGGCTTGGCGCACGGCACCGATACGCTCAACGATCTGATCGTGTAGTTCGAGCGACCACGTGCAGGAGAAAAAGACAAGGATGTTTCCTCCGTCCTGCAAGTTAAGTCCATGACCGCAAGATGCCGGATGAGCGAGTAAGAGCGGTATCTTTCCTTTATTCCAATCGCGAATAGTCTGCGGTGACTTGTCAAGCACTCGGGCGTAAGGAAAAGCCTTGAGGATACGGTCCACTTCATGTCTGTAGCTGTAGGCGCAGAGCACGGGCGCACCATTGGCTTCCTCAATAACCGAAGCAAGAGCTTCAATCTTTGCCTTGTGGACAACGGTGTAGGCGTCACTTCCTTCACCGTCCTCAACGTAAACCGCACCGCTCGCCATTTGAAGCAGGCGACCTGTTTTAACAGCAGCGTTTGCGGCCGTAACCTCCGCTCCGCCTTCGAGTTCAAGGTAGAGCTCACGAGCGAACTTGCGGTACTGGCGCATGACTTCGCGAGGTAACTCAACCACGATGTCATTAAAAATATTCTTAGCAACGTCGAAGTAATCCTCGGGGTTGACCGTGATCGAGACATCTTCGATTCTCCTTTTGATTCTCTTGTCGCTCCCTTCTTGGAGCTTCCACTCGACCCAACGGGTGGCGCCGCCCCCTCGTGAGATCGGATAAAAGAACTCTTTCTGAAAGGCAGAGAAGGACCTGCCTAAGCGAGCGCCTTTATCGAGGAACCACATCTGACCCCATAGATCAAGCAAGCCGTTCGGCGCCGGGGTTCCCGTCAGTTCCACAAAGCCCTCGGACTTGAACGCGACCTTGGCTAGTGCCTTGGCCCGCTGAGTTCCTTGTCGCGAGCGCAGACCTTTGAGGCGTGTGCTCTCGTCGGCGACGATCAGATCAAAGAACCAATCGCCTTTGAGTTCCTCCACCAGCCACGGGATGTTTTCATAGTTGATCGTGTAGATGTCCGCGTCGGCGAGCAGGGCGCCTCGGCGGGCCTTGGCGCTGCCGCAGATCACCGAGACCCGCAGGTCTTTAAAGCTGTCCCACTTCCTCACCTCGTCCGGCCACGTGCTCTGCGCGACGCGGAGCGGAGCAATAATCAGGACGGTGAGCGACGGCCGCACCGCCTTGATCTGACGGATGGCTTCCAAAGTGGAGGCTGTCTTGCCGAGGCCCATGCCCGCGAAGACTGCGGTGCGCTTGTTGTAGAGGATGTTATCGACGATCAGCTTTTGGTATGAACGAGGTACGAACTTCATAGATCCTCCGTGACATTGACGCCGCCGAAGAGTCCCTGATTGATCGCCAACTTGATAGACTCGGGAGAGTCGCAGACGAAGACTTCAAAGCCTCCATCATCAATCAGCCGGTCGATCATTCGCTCCTGAGGGCGGGAGAGCTTGCCGTTCTTGCGGGCTTTCAGCTCGACGAGAATGTGCTTTCCCCGCCGCATGAGGAGCCAGTCAGGAGCGCCGACGGTTCCCTCGAAAGACATCTTGAAGGCAGTGATACCGAGCTCAGAGCAGAGGCGCTTCAATGCCTTCGTGTTGAGTCCTTCGGGAGTGGTCATTGCTCCGCCTCCCTAAGAGTTTTAAGAAGAAGATTGACAGCCTTACTCGCGACGCCCAAAGTCGGAGCGCTGCCGAACACTTCGCTAAACTCCATAGCAGTAGCGCGGCTCGGTCTTCCTCTATCGACATAAATCTCTCGTCCGTTCTCGTCCCAAGTTTTTGCGCGAGAGAGATAGGCGTAAGGGAAGTTTTCAACCCACACGTCAAATCTCTTGCCGCGGTAGTCGAGCTTGAGATAAAAGCCGTCGTAGGAAAGCACCTTCACTTCGTCTTTGTGAGCGAGCAGTTCTTTGTAGAACGTGTCAAACTCTTTATCAAAGTCATGGTTCATGTGCCACCATGCGGGGCTAAAAAGAACCTTGAGCGTGTACTTATTCATCTATCTTCTCCTAACTCTTTCTCTTCCTTCCGGACCCATGATTGCCTCTGCGACCCTGGCTGCTCTATCGAGAAATGCTGCGTCTGCGGCAAGAAATGAGACTTCAAATCCTTCGCCTTCAATGCTCACTTTTACTTCTGAGCCGATGAGGCCCTTGCCGCCATAGGTATCGTCAGGGTGGCCGAGCCTTTCCCCCTCGACCACTTCGGCCTCTTTAAGTTTGTCGAGATTCATTTATCTTTCTCCAATACATACCGCTTGAAATACTTCTGAGAGTTTTCTATTTCTCGCTGGATAACGTCGTTGTATCCGGCTTGGTAACCACGGGCGTAAGCAGATTCTTTAGCGGCTTTTACGCCCGCCTCATAGCCTGCCTCGTATGCGCCTTTGATCTCGTCTTTTTCCGTGATTGTTGCGCTCATTTGCTTTTCTCCAAAAGCCTTAAAAATTCAGCAAAGCTCTTTTTTCTAAGACAGGTTGAGTTCTTGACGAAGATGGTTCCGGTTGAGACGTAATAAGTAAAGACCCGTCCGCTGAGATAAACGTTTATTTGTCCTGCCTTCTCAAAAGACTCAACGCAGTAGCCCAATGCCTTCAGCTCCGCAACTCGTTTCGGGAGCTGTTCTCTAATCATCTCTGTTGGTGTCATGGCCGTTCCTTCATTTGCATGAACGGCGCCGGAAGAGAATCTCCGCCAAGGTAAACCGGCAGCTTCCCGTCCCAACGAGAGATGGCTTCCAGTGTCAAGACCTGAGGATTGTCTCGAAGGGCTTTTGCTCTGATAGCGATAGATTCGGCTTCCGCTTTAGCCTTAGTAAGCTGAGCGTCTGCCTCACCTTGTGCTGCTACTCGCGCCTTCTCCGCCTCAGCTTTAGACTGGGCAACTTCGTTCTCACGAAGCATGGCTCTTTGAGTTGCTTCGATCTTGGCGTTGATGGATTCTCTTACCTGAGGCGGATATTCAATGTCAGAAGCCCACGACACTCGAATGATGTGAATGCCGACATTCTCAAGCTGGTGTCTTAATTCTTCCGTGACGTGCTCCAACAGCTTGGTTTTTCCGTTTGCAGTTAGCTCGTTCACGTCCATCAGGGACGCATACTTAATCAAGGCATCCGAGACATTCTGACGAAGGTTAATTTCAGTAATTTCGTCAACACCCTTTCGGTAAGTTTGAAAGACCTTAGTTGCCATAGAGGGCTTAACCTGATACTCGACACCGATTCTTGCATTGACGGCCATAGCGTCAGAAGTTTGGAATGTGAAGGGAACCTTATAGGTATGCAGTTGATTGAAAGTAGGGAACAAGTAGCACTGCTCATTCCACGTCAGCAGGTAGCGGCCGACGCCTAGCTCCTCGTTTTGCACGCCCTTATCGGACCCGTAAAGGTTGACCTTGACGCCGACGTATCCGGCGGGAACGGTTTGCAGATTAGCGATGGTGTAGACGCCTCCGACAGCCAATGCGGTGGCAACAGCACCGGCGATAAAAACGGATTTAACAGACATATTTTTTTTTCTCCTTAGAAAATGTTTTTGATGATTAACCATAGGGCACCCACGAAACCCGCGACAATCAAGGTGGCTATAACCCAAGCGGGTAAGAGTGTGGATGAGACGATCACGGGCACAACGCACAAGAAAAGGACGAGCCCGATGACAGCAACAATCAGCGAACGAAAAGCGTGGTCACGGTTTTGCATTGCCTGACTCCCCGATTTCGAAGTCGGAAATATCGAACATGACATTTACAGAGAAGCCATTGATCGAAGCGCCTTGGGGTACCGGAGCGAAAATAGAGTCGCGCCACTTCGAATAGACGTCCCAGAAAGCGCGCGCTCGTTCTTCAGCGAATCGGACAGCGTATTCGGCTTCTTCCGGGTCTTTAAAGAAATGTGCAAAACGAGCCTTAACTTCGGGTTTCATACGGATGATTGTTTCTTGAGATTTCATGTGTGTGTCTCCTTATTTCTCTTTGCCTTGTTCAGCGCGCAGAACAGAGAGGCAGGCACCGACTTCTCTCACGATGTCCTGAGCCATTCGTTCGGTGAGCACAACGACCTGCGGTTTCTTACCGTCGCTGTCAGCACAAGTGATGGTGATGTAAGGGCGACCCTCTTCAAGAAGACCGACGTGCAGGGGAACCAACGGATTAACACCCTCGAACCTTTTGTCTCCTTCCTTGAGGAACGTGGCGGCGCTGACTGCGCTTGCAAAAGCCTTGTCCAAACTTTCAAAATCTTTATCGAGCATTTGAGTCTCCTTTAATCTTTGCGATAGCGAGCCGCTTCAAACCCCGCGGCTACAAGGGGTAAGCCCTCTGCCCAATCGGGCAGGTCGGACATGATCTTTTCCATCTCGCGGTGGTTCCGCGTGTTGTCGTCTTTGATTTCCGTGATGTATTCGTCATGCACTGACATCACGATGTGGTATCCGGCTGCTTCGAGCCGAGGTCCTGCCTCCAAGAGGAGGTCGCAGGCCGCTCCCTGAACACTGTTTTCCGCCAATTTCCCGGAATATGTAGGTATCCGTTCCCACTTTTTGGTGTACTGATTGACCCCCATAAAGCTGAAGTCGCACATCTCGCCTTCCTCGGGCAGGCGCGGTGCCGGGTACACGAGGTAACGGCCCGACGGAAGGCGCATTAAGAGATAATTACCCGAGACCTTGCAGACAATGCGGCCCGCTGAAAAGGCGACGCCCTTAGCTTTGATGGCCGACTGACAAGCCTTGGCAAGCGAATACCAAAAGGACTCGATCTCTGAGTTGGCTTTGCGCCAAGCTGATTTAATGGCGTTGCAGGCAACCCATGCCTTTTGGCTCATGCCTCGGATTAACTTCTTTTCCTTGGCCCACTTGAGCATTCCCGTTGACTCAATCCAATAGGACTCTTCAATGGTTGCCTCAGTTGTCTTGGCAAGCTCGTCCAAGTCCATGCCGAAGTTCATAGCGAAGGTTGCAAAAGCACCGGGTCCGCCTTGGTATCCGAGCGCAAGCTCCAAGACCTTGCCCATCTGCCGCTGATCTTTGGTCACGTCTTCAGGTTTGATACCGAAGGTGCGGGCATACGTTAATTTGTAGAGGTCGTGGCCCTTGTGAATGAAATCTCCCTTGGCATTGACGGCCCACTCTTGGAACCAGCCGTCCCGGTATGGCAGTGCCCACGCTCCGCTCTTGGTTTGCAGGGTGTCGAACTCTCGGAATGCTTCGAGTTTCCACTCCTCGCCCGCAAGCCAAGCAAGTACTCGGCCTTCCACATTGGAGAAGTCAGCGACGCAGAGGCGGTTGCCTGCTGCGGGGACGATCACACTTCTGATCGCACTGGATAGCGGGACGGACACGTCGTCATAGCAGACTTCAAGAATGCCGAGCTTGGTGTATTCAATGATCTGCTCGATCTCCGCCTGCGATTTAATCAAGGGCCTTGGTAGGTTTTGCGGCTGAAAATATCTGCCGGAGACGCGGCCGGTTCGGGAGGCACCACGGAACTGCATACAGCCTTTGAGTCTGCCTATGTCAGGGCGTCTAAAGAATGGGTAGGGGTAGCTTGTTTTCCCGCTCTTCCCGGCGCCCCTGAAGCGCCCGCACCCTCGCACACGACCATCTACTGCCGCACACCTAGTGCCGAACACTGCTCCGTCAACCACGCGTTTGTACTTCTGAACAGATGTCTTGGTGCCCATAAGACGCAGACCGATCAGCTCCTTCATTTCAGCAGGAATGTCGGGGTCTTCCATGCGCTTCTCTAACTCGGACTTGCGCATATCCTTCAACTGCCAGCCGTATTTATCAAAGAAGAACTGAATGAGGGCGTCGCGCTGACCTGCGGTCACGACCCGTCCGTCCGTGAGTTTGAATACCTGCTTGTCAATATCCTTCTTGGCTCGCTCAGCCGTGGCAATGGCGGCCTCAGCGAACTCAACGTCAACTCCAATGCCGCGCATATTTATCGTGGCGTCCAAGACCTGAAGCTCGCGCTCCTTTGCGGTGCGGTTAAAAGCGGGGAGCTTCTTATAGACTTCGCGCATGGACTCAATATCCAAGCGGCAGTAGTTTACGAACTTCGCCCACTCCTCGGGGTGCGTCTTGCTTGTTGCGCGGTCGAGCTTCCAAGTAGAGGGGAGCGGCTTGCAGAAAATCTGAATGAGTCGGCTGCCGTCTGCGTCCTTGGCCTTGTCAGCCGACAGATGGAACACTTGGCAGAGTTCCTTCAGAGAACCGGGGAGGCCCGCTTGATAGGCCATGACCATCGTGTCGTCGAGTGTTTCCATCGGCAGCACAATATCGGGCATGACGTAAGAAAGGAACACGCGGTCGAACATGACGCCGTTCTGCCACACGTGGCGGCGCTCTTTGCGTGCTACTTCGTCAAGTGCTTGTCTGAGTTCCTCGGGCATGGGGCCCGCGGTAACGTCCCACACTTTGGCGGGCGCGTCGTCGATTGCATAGCCCCACAAGAGGACTTCAGCGCTGGGGTCTGCGGCATAGGCGTGGGAACCGGCGCGAATATCTTTCGCCGAGAACGTTTCTAAGTCGCAGTAAAGAGTAGGAGAGGTGACTTTCATTTGTGTGTCTCTTCTTGTTTGGAAAGGTGGCGGCGGGTCGGGCGCATGGAGAGCTTGTTCTCCATTTAGAACCGAGCAGAGGTGCGAGGATGACGACCCCGCGATTAGCCGGCCCGAGGGACCTGCCCCTCGACTGCACGCTCGACCCGCCTTAAGAAGAAACACACTTTGGTGGGATGTGTATGTTCCATCTTAAGGCCTCTCCCCGTGCTTGGGAAGAGACCGCCGATCAAAAGTAGTTAGAACTGAGAGGTATCGACTTCCGTCTCGCTGTCCTCGCCGTCGTCGGAGAGGTCGTCGAGGTACTGTGCGTCGCTTGTCTTAGCGGAACCAAGAGGTTCACCGTCGCGGACGAACTGCACGGTAGTCAGAGCCGGATAGATACCGGAGGCAGAGCCACCATCAGAGGCATACAGATCAGCTACTACGTTCACGTAACAGCCGTTGTAAGGAATGTCGTGCTTAGCGGGGTTGCCGTTCTCGTCAACGGTAGAGTCGTCATTCCAATCAACCGGCTGCTTGTTACGTTTAAGAACGTCGAGTTTGCGAGGTTCCGTGGCACCGTTGCGGCGCTTAATGAACTCGGAGGCTTTGCAGTTGATGGTGTAGAAGACTTCTCCGTCGTCTGTAGCCTGCTTGCGCGCCGGATTGTGGTCTTCACTCTTGCGGAACTGACGCAGTTTGGCTTGCCACTTGTCTCCCCAATAGAGCTTGGCCGCTTCTTCTACCGCTTTGTCAAGCTCTTTCAGGTCTTCATCGGTCAGGAAAAGAACTGCGGAGTAGTTCTTAGGCAGGTCAGGATTGTCTTTATAAGAACGAGGAACGCGCAGATCATTGAAACGAAGACGGCATGCTTTGAAGAGCACCTTTATGCCTTTATATTCACCGTTGCTAATTGCTAGTACTTTTACAGTCATTTGTTAATCCTTAAAGTGTGACGGGTATCTTTTTTTGATCTCTGCGATAACCCTTTCCAGAGCGTCGAGGCGTCGCTTGGACGACCCCGGCGGTTTGTCCTTCTCCAGCGAGGCCGCGAGCTTTAATGCTTCGACCGCGGCCGGCGGGAGTAAGGAAGACGTTTGATATTTACGATTCATCGGTCAGGTAGTCCGCGTCTGATTTCAAAGCGGGGCGTTTATCCGTGGCGGCGGCCAATGTGGGCTTGCCCTCAGGCCGGGTAATAAGACCCTGCAACGTCTGCCACTTGCGCTCTCCGATCACGCCGCTCTTGTAGAGCTTCTCGGCCTGCGTCGGGCTGATAACTTCAGGTGTCTTGTAGTATTCGGACATCTTGAGCTTTGCCTTCTTGAGTTCGTCCAATGCTTGGGCGGAGTCCGTCCACTTGCGGTTTCCGGGACGGCCCGAGACCAGCTTGAATCCGGGCACCGACTGTCCGTTGGAGAGAAGGTCGAACACTTTCTTTTCGACGGCATCGAAATAAGCCTCGGCTACAGGCTTGAAATCGAGAATGCGGGAGAGCTTCTCTACCGAATCAGGCACCGTGAGAACTCTCGGCAGATCGAGTTCGGTCGAGACTTCACGAGTCATCGCAGGACACGTAGCTTTAGCCTTGCAGAAGCGGCACCCTGACTTAGTAACAGTGAAGTCTTCTAGGCTGTACTTACCCGTCTCGCAGATCGCAATCACGCGCTCTGCCTGCGGCTGGACGATCTCGTCGAACCAAGAGCAGAGGCGTTCTGCCGTCGTCTTCCACGAGTTGGTGTTGTCCGCTCTCGGCTGCACGATATGAAGCTCAATATTCTTGACCGGAAGATCGAGGTGGCTCATGTAAGCCATGTAGCCGTACAAAGAAAGCTGAGGGTTGTTCTCTGCGGAAACAGGGACGCCTTGGCCGTGCTTGTAGTCGAAGACATGAAGCATGTCGCCTACCAACATCAGGCAGTCGGCGGTACCGCCCATTGAGCCGTTCGGGATTTCAACCGAGTTGACGCGGGTCTCAAAAGCAACGTAATCAGGGAACCCTCCGCAGACCCTATCGAGCTCGGTCAGCCATACACGGGCGCAGTTGATAACCTCGTCGGCCCATGCGTCGGTGATCGTGAATTTCCCCTGCGGGCCTTTGGCTTTCATTTCAGCGACTTTAAACGCGAGCGTCGTCTGAATAGCGTCCCACTGAAAACCGTTGAAATAGTCCCTGCCCGCCAATTCCATAACGGTATGTGCGGCAGTGCCCTCGTCGGCATAGACCGAGCCTTCGTCCGGGATGTCCTTATTTAAAAAGACTGAGGCGGGGCAGTTAATCCAGCGCTCGGCAGCGGACGGAGAAAGAAGTGCATGAGCGGTCATGATTAGACTCCGAATGTTTTCTTGAACTCAGCAACCCATTCGCCGTGCTTTTCGCGCGGAATGGCACCTACGGTGCGCACACCGAATTTTTCGATAGAGAAATTGCGGACGGCCTCGGGCTGTGCTCCTTTAAGGACTGCATCGCGGCAGAGGAGGCGGCGTTCTTTGTCGAGGTCCGCGTCGGACTTGTCGGCATAATTTTCCTGAGAGGCCGAGTTCAGCTTGTCATCCGTTTTCGTTTTCTCGACCCAACCTTTAGCTTTCGGGGCGGTTTGCTCAGCCGTTTTCGAGGCGGGGGGTGTGGCTTTCGGAGCGGCCTTCTTTTCGGCCTTTTCACCATCAGCGGCGGGCGCGGGGGTTACCTCTTTTTCAGGGGCCGGAGCGGGCGCCGGTGCTGCTTTTTCCGCGGGTTCGGCCTGTACCGCGATAGGCTCAGAAGGCGCCGTAACGGGCGCGTGAGTGGCTTTCGGGGTGCCTGTAGTGTCCTGTAGCGGGGCGGGTTCTGCGGCCTCAGTAGGCTCGCTTTCGAATCGCTGGGCTTGTTCGATTAGGTCCGCTGTAGCATTAAATAATGAGGCTATAGCGTTAACTAGACTCATTTTTCGCGCTGTATAGCTGAGGCCCTTTTCCGAATGCGTAGTCAATACACTCTTGGCGGCGTTTAGTAATTCCTCCGCTGCATTATTTAGATGTAAAAAATATTTCTGCTGCATTGATAAAACTCCTTTATTAGTTAGTGGTGAGAGAAAAATCGGGAATAGGGACGGGCGCGGTGTCATATCGCCAGCGTGCGGCGCCTAGCTTCAAATTGCGATTGAGATCGACCTTCAACCGTTGTTTGATAGACTCGCGGCCGGTATCCAATACCTTGGCGGCGGCTTTTAATGCCAGCCGTAACGACCCCGCGACTAGGCACCGATAAACGAGCGCGGCGGAAAAATCTGTAATGTCTACAGTCATCGGGCCGCCCTGAAAATCGGCGTCAAAATAGATATATGTGGTTACCGACTCATGGGCGGGCGCGTCGATCACTAGGCGCGCTATGTATTTCGCGGGCGCGGCTGGTATTGTTTCGGGCGCTGCGGTGGCGCGTAATTCAATCCGTGCAAACATTTAAAAAATCTCCAAAAAAGAAAAGGCGCCGCGGGGTTTAATCCGTGGCGCCGTTTTTTCTGTTTCCCGGTCGTAGGAAATAAATTTTGTTCAATCCTCGAAGGCCTTGACTATTTCGCGCCTTCGAGCGTTAGGCCGTAACGCCCGTATTTCAATCGGGGCGGCTGAGTCCGTGGTGTTTATCCGCGTCCATTTAATGAGGCGGCCGCCGGTGTCAAAAATCTCGTAGCGGTAAATACCTACCGTGAAATCATCTACTAGCATTCTGTACCCCTCCTTTAGTATTCGAGGTCAATACGCACCGGGGCGCCGTTTAAAAACCCAATCCGGAAATAGTTGGAGCGGCGGGCCTCAACGAACTCAGCACATAATTTTTTGAGTGTGAGCATGATTGAGATATCAGTCTCGGAGCGGCCCTTTAACAACGGGTTATTAAGGCGGGCCGTTTTAACCGTGGCGGCGCGAGGGCGGTAGACAATGAGCGGGCGCCCCGTTGTTTTTCCCGCGGAATTGAGGCGGCGGATTGTGACTTTACGCATGGTTAAAACTCCTTTTCATAATCGTTTAGAGCAGCGTGCAGGAGGTCCCTAAAACTACTATCACGCATAAGGGCGTGGATCGCGTTTTTCATAGCGCGATAGGCCTCAGCAGGGCCGCCCGCTAATCCGTCGATTAGGCCGCTCGTATAGTCATCAATCGGGGCGCCTGATTTATGAATAACTTCTAAATCGTTTATCTCGAAGTCATAACGAAGCTCATTGTCTGAATTTCTCCATACTTCTAAATCCGTAGCGTTATTGGCGTGAGCCAATTCGGTGCCGTGCTGGTTTATAAACGTGAGACAAATTGGGGTGGTTACAACGTATTCGGAGATAAATTCCGAGTAGGAGGAATCCTCACGCTCAATTTCCTGAAAGGCCTCAGCATTAACGGTTAAAAACCCAACGGTAGCGGCGCCAAGGTGGTGGGGATAAAAGCGATTGATTGACATGATTAGACCTCAGCATTAATGCAGCAGACCTTATAAGGCATGATTACAACTGTTATCTTTAACCCCTCGAACTGCTCAATAATCACCTTCATAGGGTTTGACTTTCTTTCAGGCAACTGATAAACCGCACCATCCGGCCATTTAATGCCTATAGCCCTTTGAATGTCGTCAATGAGTTTCAAATATTCCCATCGGAAAAACGCGGGGCGGCCCTTCTTGCCCTCTGCGGCGTCGTCGGGGATGACGCGCGTCACGTCGGGATAATTAGCAACGCACTCGGCACAATGCTCCGGGGTATCACGGCCATCGTTAAAAGAGTCGTATTCCCTATCCGCAAACTCCTCTAAAGAAAAAAGGTCAAATCCTTTTATGCCCGGGCGCAGCGCTCGGATAAATTCAGTTACTGCCGGACGTGATACCCAGCGGGCGCCCTTACCTTTTTCAAGCTCCGGCAATCCCTCGATCAATACCAAGCAGTGCCCATCCGTGGCGGAAATGCGCTTGTGGTCGTAGTCAATGAAAAGACCATTAAGAAACCATCTGACATTATTATTGGGTATAGCTGCGGTGATCGCAGTCAGTAGTTTTTTATTGAGTTTCGTCATATCTATTTACCTCTAATTTGATTGTTTCGGAGGCGCCCGGCGGGGCGCCGGTTGATTAGCGGGGCAGGTTGTACGGGGCCTCGGGATATAAAACCGTAGTAAAGGGTCTCGGTAGGCGAATCCTATCTATATCGATTTCATCGCCGTTACCGTCAACAATTTGGAGGCGTTCACCGGCTGCATTTTTGAGATAAAACCAACCGCCGTATTTTTTGTATGGGCCGCTGGTGGCCTGAGTTACGCGATAAGCGGGGCCGTACATAAAACTAAAGGCGCTTTCCATCGCCTCAGCCAACGGGCGGCTGTATTCGAGGCGCCACGTATCGTAAATAACACTTTCCTCGTAATGGAGGGTAATAGCACCGTCGAGAAGGCTCTCATTCACACCGGAAAAATACAGGCGCCCATCTTTTGAATCAGTAAGCTCGGCACTAATAGCGTGGGATGTGCATGTACCTAATAGAGCTCGAACCGCTGCCAATTTGATTGTTTCGTATGCCGTGATGGGCTCCCTTATTTACTGAGGATTTCAGTTACAGCGGCGCGGATTTCGTCAACTGTTTCATAACCGTTAAAGCACGTATCCCTTAACTGCTGCAACTGCTCGGCGGTGGGCGCCGGGTTGATTTCAGCCGCCAGTGTGAATACAACATAGTTGTAAATATCGGTAGCGAAGTCTTCTATGTGCTCCTTCGCCTGCTGAAACTCGGCGGCCTCAATGTGCTTGTAGAAGTCGTAATCATTAGCGGTTACAGCGCCCATCTTTACAACTTTTTCCATCCATCCAACCGCTTCGGCGCGGTTATTTTTGAGCCATTCAAAATGTCCGTAATAAGAATTTTCGGCGTCATTTTCGGCGGCGCTAATTACAATGTTTTCAAAAGAAACACCGTGGAAAGACTCAATCCAAGAATCCGCAAAATCGACTAGATCAATGAGTTCATTTACATCAATAGTTTCGCGGGCGTCGTCGAGGTATTCGCGTAATGTTTTCATGTCTGCCGCTCCTTAGATGCTCAATTCACCAAAGAAATACAGTTGATTGATTATTTCGAGGTCCTCGCCTGTAATCTCGCGTGTAGCGCTGCCGCCCGTTGTTCGGCCGGTGGCGGTGATATAGGCGCCTGCACTGTCCAGCCAGTGGAAGTACAAGGTAGGGCCGCCACACTCTATAAGGACATAAGCACCGGAGGCCGCGCCGTCCTCGTCAAAGTATTTTTTGATGTCAAGGGTCTCAGTCATTGACTCCGCTTCGCTTTTAATGGCGTCCTCTAAACAGTCAAAAGAGACATCACCCAAAGTAAGACCGGCGGCGGCTTCGAGGTCATCGGCATAAGTGTCCAAAGCGTCATTGAGATCATCAATCGCGGCGGCGATTAAATCCCCGCGAGCGTGCCCAGAGAAAAATTGTTCAACGTCTTTAACCGCGTCAATCTCATAGTTATCAAGGTCAGCGGACTCGGTGAGGTACGCAACAAAGGAGCGGGCGGCGGTGCTGCTGTCGGTTGTAAGACTGTAAGCGGCGCGAATATCAGCCAAGAAAGAATTTATTTCGTCGTCCGGTGTGTTTCTTTCAGCCGTGGAAACAGTGAGCGGGGCCGGTGCAAGTCTTTCACCGTAGCGAATCGCGCTAAGAATTGAAAGGGCGCGAGCGGCGGGGAAGGTTTGAGCGGTGAAACGTGTCATTTTGATTTACCTATAAATAAAGAATGAATTACATGAGACCAACTAAGACCATGACCGCGAAAGCGGCGAGACCGATAGCGAAGGCAATCGGCGCCGGGATAACTCCGAGCATGAGAGCCGTGATGCCCAATGCCAGCGAACCGACTGCGAATAAATAAGCTATTGCTACTAATATCTTTAATGCTGTCATTTTGTTTGCCTCAGTTAATTAGAAAGTCTGGAGGAGAATGCTTTTAAGTTCGGGATCAACGATCTTTTGCTTAATGAAATCAAGGGCGGCGCTCATGTCATAGAAGAATGAACCGAAGCAATTTGCGGATTTCATGTAATCGACGTAATCCGCGCGGCTGCTGATGATCATTTTGTCTGAGGCGATACCGGCGGGGCCTTCGGGCAGGTTAGCAATCAATTGATCTTTATCATTTTCAAACAAGTGAGCGCCTGTAAATTCGCACATTGTTTCGCGTCTAACACACTTCAGGGCGGCGCCTTGTTTCCAATAAATGGCGTAACCGAGTTTTTCATTGTGCTTCTTTATTAAAGCGGAGCGATTTAGTTTTTGTACTGTCATTTTTATTTACCTCTATTAACGTTGTAAATGTTATTAAGTTATTACGATAGTTTAAACTATATACCGTTTTTAACGTTAATGCAAGTTAAACGATAAAAATGTTATTAAGTAATTTCCCCAATGTTAGTATCGTTACTTTCGTTATTAGTTAGATGTCTCGATTAGAAATACCGTTACGCCGTTACTAGATAGGAGAATGAGACACCGCGCCCACTACCATTTAGTTATGTCTCAGTTGGAAATATCGGCGCTAAATTACGGGCCGTAATTTGGTAGGAAAAGCCGCGCCGTCTAGGTTAATCAAAAGGGTTAGCGGTTAGCGTTCCGCTCTATTCCTTTTATATTTTCTTTTTTCTTTTTTTTTATTAAATATTTTCTAAAGGGTAGGGAAAAACGGTAACCGCTAACCCCTAAATTTAACCTCCCTTATTTATGGTATTTAAATGGTGTGCCGGTGTTTAGTTCTATCAATGGGAAAGGAGCACGGATTGTATGCAGCCGATAAAGCGGCGCGAGCATATCGACGCTAAACGAGCGAAACATCGGCGCGGCGCGCCCGTTTCATAACCTTTTGGCAAGACAGCGCGCAAAATATCCCCATTGAGATCGCGCGCGTGTCGGCCGCCTTGCTTTTTACTCAACATTATAGTAATTATGTTGAATACTTCTCTAAATGCTTGCATTACGCATATCTTTACCCACCTTTCTCCCCGGGAGTTTGCCACGCCGACCCCCGCCCCCTGAGCCGGCCGCGCGCCGCTGCCTCTTACTGCCTTGAGAAATTTTTGGCACTCCCAACCCATTTCAACCTCGGAGGGGTGATCTAACACCCGATTCCAAAAATTTTTTCATATTGTGAAAAACCGTTTTACAATTACGGCTAACAATATGAAATCCCAAGAGAAAATGAAAATCTACGTCGATATTGCCTACAACGACAAAGGGCGGCGAATCGGCAGCGGACATCCCCGCGCTAAGTTCACCGACGCCGATGTCGAGCACGTTCTTATGCTCCGTACCACGGGAATGACAACCCGCGAGATCGCAGACAAAATGGAAATGTCCGAGTCCACGGTGCGCTCCTACATCCGCGGTGTAAGGAGAAGTCAGCCCCCTATGGCTTGGAAGAGAAAGGAGATCGTATGCGGGAAGTAAAGACCAAGGCGGGCGCCAGCGTAAAGGAATGGAAGCCGCCGACAACCCAAGAGAAAGCGGCGCAGAATGTCTGCCGCTCCAAGAAACCTGATAAGTCGCTCCGCAACCGCGAGGGCAGAGTCGCGCTCCGAGAGATGGTCATGCCCGAGCTGGGATTGGTGCCGCGTGATATTCCGCCCGCAGAAGACGGGGACGTTTTATGCGAGGCTCGCATACAGCACCTCTGCGATTTTCTCTCCTCGGGCGGCGTGCTTCAGAGATGGCTCGACGCCGCAGGCGTGACAAGGAGTCAGTACACCTATCGAAAAAATCGTCAAGAAGGCCTCAAAATGCGCCTAGAAGAGGCGATGTACGTCGGGTGCGATGCCCTAGCCGACCGAGCGTTGGAAATCGCTCACAAGCCGTTTATAACGGTTGACGAGGTTGTGACGACTTTAGCCGACGGAAGACAGGTCACGGTGACCAAAACCGCCGACAATGTGTTTGCCCGCAAGCTCGCGGTGCAGGCCACGATTGACATCTTGAAAAGAAGGGCGCCCGACCGTTACGGTGACGCCGTGAAAGTGGAGGTCGCAGACTCCCGCGCTCAGGCCATTATCGACGCCCGGCGCCGTCTGCGGGAAGCGAAGGATAAGATCATTGAAGCTGAGGTTGTGGGTTAGATTTCAAGTTCAAGGTACTTGCGGGGAAATTCGCGGGAAATGCCCGCGACAATTCCGAGGTATCGCTTCACGAGGAAAAAGGTGTTGCCGTCGGGGTCTGCGGTATAGCGTTTAATCCATACTCTGCCGCGGGCGTCGGTGGCCTTCTCGCCGAGCAAAACGAACGGCTTTTCTTTGTCGGCGATAAGCGCCGCGATTAAATTTCCGTCCGCAATATCGGCGCCTTCTTCCCTCGGCATATCCGTCGGATTGGGTTCCGAATCTTCCTCGAAAACTATACGTTCAATGTACACGAGGTCTCCTGCGCAAATGGTAGGGGCGAGCGCATTGTCTCTTGCCTGAACGCAGACGTAAGCGCCAAGAGAGAAGTCAGCAGGCACGGGAATTTTCTTATTAAAAAGCCCGAAGCAGTTGTCTTGTTTGTAAGGGTCAGCTTTAGCAAGCAGGTTTAAGCCAATGCTTTCTGCGGTCTGTAATTCCTCGGTTTTCGGAGCTGTCACCGCGTCAGAAAGAAGTTCGATGTCAACGGACTCTTCGCAGTCTGTACCGGCGATAAGGTCTTCAACGGGCATATCTAACGCGGTCGCAATCTTCTCGATGTTTTGGGGGCGAGGTGACTTTGTTTCTCCGTTGAGAATGCGCCAGATTGACATAGCACTTAAATCCGCTTTCTTGGCAAGGACGTAAGGTGTCATGTTCTTAGATTTAAGAATGTCGTTAAGTTTTCTGCGGAATGGAATAACGCGAATGAAGGCCATAAACATTAACCTGAAAGTTAAAAGATAAAGATTAAAGTTAAAAACTTTAAACGAGATTACTAAACTTTAATCAATCATATCACTTTTAATAGATTTAATAAGGTTATTTATCTTTTTAGCTTTAGCACACGATTGATAGCAGTGGAAAGAATAGTATATACTTTATAACGTTATTAACGTTTAATTTTTCAAAGGTTTTACCATGCGCAAGGCAAGCCAAAGAGATATTGAGTTTCTGCGGGCAGTGGGATGTTCTCTGAACGATATAGCCGAGAAGGTCGGCGTTACAGCTCAGACGATTCTTAGATATTCGCAGGGCGCCGTAGAGAATACGTTGCCTATCATCGAAAGGGGCATAAGGCACGTTGCGCTCGAAGAGGTTGAGCGAGTAAAAAAGCTCACGGCTGAATATGAGGCTTTTGTCGAGGAAAATAAGTAAATGAACTACTTCAAACACCAAGGATCGCTCCTTCTCGTGAACGGGTACCGAATCGTTAAGATCGCAGGAAGAGGAAAGAATCCGATTGAGAACGGCTGGACAAGAAAGATCGTTAAAGCCGAAGACTGCGAAAATGACAACGCCGCGGATCGTAGCGTTGGCATAATCTGCGGCGAAGACGTGATGTGCGTGGACGCGGACATCAATAACGATAATGTTGCAAGCAGGATAAAAGAGTTCATTAGACGACAATATCCTGACTGCATTATACCGACTCGCTACGGGAAGCGCCCGAAGTTTGCAATGCTTTTCCGAAACACGCATAACCTCCCGCCGAGCCGAACCCCAATATACGAGAAGCTCGAAGGCGACGAGCGCGTAACGGCACAGATTGAGTTCAGGGGCAAGAACCAGCAGTTTGTCGCTTTCGGCATACACCCGGCCACAGGCAAAGAGTATGAATGGGAAAACGGGTCGCCCGAGTTTTTGTCGGTAGAAGACCTCCCGATCTTGACGCCCGAGATCAGAGACGCAATCGAGCAGAAGCTCGACGAGCTTGTAAAAGCCGAAGGGTTTTCTGCGGAACATCCGGCTGAAAGCGGCAAGGCTCTTGAAGACACCAAGCTCGAAGAGGAAGACATCGAGCTTTTGAATATGTCCAAGCGCAAGGGTATGTCGATTGAAGACGCCGAGGAAGCGTTGAAAGACTGCACCTTGAGCGTTGACGACTACACCTCTTGGCTGACCGTCGGGCAAGCGCTGCACTTCGAGTTCAACGGGGCCTATGCTGCGTGCGATCTTTGGGACCAATGGAGTGGAAAGTCTCCGAAGTACGAGGCGGGTAAGACCCGTGAAAAATGGGATACGTTCTCGTCCAATAGGGTCAACTCCGTGACAATGGCAACAGTGCTTTCCCACTGTCCGAACTTTCAGCTCAGCGAGATTGTTGCTACCGACGAGGGCGCAATGACCAACATTGTCATGCGCCGTCTTAAAGGCCTTGTGCGTTACGTCCCCAAGCAGAACAGATGGGCTTACTTTGATGGTCTGCATTGGTGCGTAGGAACGGAGGGAGGGCCGGCAGCATTGGTTCGGCGGATTGTCGAACGAGTGCTTAGGGAACAGCTCGAAAACTACAAGGCAAATACCGCACTCGGAAAAGCCGTGAGAGGTTACTCGAAACTGTTCATAGCGAATAAAGCCAACCGTGTGCAGCGGCTTTTCGACAACTTTAAGCTGTACGACGAGATGTGGTTGGAAGCAGATGTCATAGACAGCAATAGCCGCTACTTCGGTGTCGGCAACGGGGACGTTGATCTCATAACAGGAGAACTTCTACCGCCGTCCCCCGACCGCTTTATCTCCCGCCATACGCACATCCACTGCATTAAGGACGCTCAATGTCCCCGCTGGAAGCAAATGCTTAAGGAGTGTTTGGATAAAGACAGCGTTATTGATTATTTCCAAAATCTCGTCGGACAGGCGGCACTCGGACGGTTGAATCACGGACTTTTGGTATTCCTTTATGGCGACGGTTGCAATGGTAAGTCAACCATTCTTGAGGTTCTGCGTGTGGTCTTCGGAGACTATCATCGCACAGCAAGCCCCGAGGTTTTTATGTTGTCCAACAGAACAGGAGGCAATCTGCGCACAGACTTGATCGACTTGAGAGGTGCCCGCATCATCGAGCTTCCTGAGACAGGGCAGGGCGGTCGCCTTGACGTTCACCAAATGAAGCGCATCACAGGCGGAGACCAGCTCAGTGCCCGCGTGCCGTATGCCGTGGAGCAGGAAAGATTTTCGCTTGTAGGTGTCCCGTTTATTGCCACGAACCACCGTCCCGACATTCAGGAGAATGACGACGGCACTTGGCGTCGAATAAATTCGATTTACTTTCCGCACAATTTTGAAAACGACCCTAAATTCGTGAAGGACGAACATCTGCGGGAGAAACTTGCGCTTGAGTACGAGGGCATCCTCAATTGGGTGATCGAAGGCGCTCTCAAGGTACAGAAGGAAGGGCTAAAGAAACCCGAAGAGGTGCTGAAGGATGTCGAGGAATATAGAAGGGAGAACGACCTCATTGGTCAGTTCGTTGAGGAACGTTTGGTCTTTGATGAAAAAGGATATATAACCGGCAAAATGCTCACTGATCTTTGGAAAACCTTTTGCGAAGAAAAAGGTGGCAACGGAGGAATTAACAGGCAGAGCAAGCTATTGGAGGCGTTAATGCGTCGCTACCGTCTCGGTAAAACTTCTCCTAAAAACCGCCCGCGACTTAACGGCATTAGAGCCAAGAGGGACGACGAACTCTTCGATCAGTGCGACGAAGACTGACACTTGAACCACCTCACATAAACCACAATAGCCTCGGAATTTAACCTCCGGGGCTTTTTCGTGTCTGACAAATACCTTGAACAAGAGATCGCTACTCGGCTCGCCGAGTTCTTTGACGACCCTTTGGGGTTCGTGATATGGGCTTTTCCTTGGGGACAGCTCCCCGAGATGTCTGTCGTCCGCTTGCCCGAACCGTGGCGCTCTCAGTTTCACTGCGACTTCGGCCCCGATAAGTGGGTCTGCGAACTGTTGGAAGACATCGGCCGCGGCGTTAGAGAACGCGGCTTTGACGGCGTGAACGCCGTCATGCCTCAGCGTATCGCTATCGCTTCCGGCCACGGTATCGGCAAGTCCTGCCTTACTGCACTTCTTGTGACGTGGCTTATGGCGACGCGCCCCCACTGCAAGGGCATTGTTACTGCCGTGACCGCAAGCCAGCTCACCACCAAGACGTGGGCTGAAATCAACAAGTGGATGAAGCGCTCGGTCGTTGCCGATATGTTCGAGTACACCGCCGACTCCATTCGCGCAAAGGAAGCGCCCGAGACATGGCGAGTGGACGCCGTGACTTGTAAAGAGGAAAACTCCGAGTCTTTTGCGGGTCAGCACGCCGCTTCCTCCTCCCCGTTCTACATCTTCGACGAAGCCTCGGGTATCTCGGAAAAAATCTTCGAGGTGGCAGAAGGCGGTCTGACCGACGGCGAGCCTTTCATGTTTATGTTCGGCAACCCCACGCGAGCCTCAGGTACGTTCTATGCCGCTTTTAACGACCGCAAGAAAAGGGCGTCATGGTACACGCGGCACGTGGACTCCCGAGATGTGGCGATTACCAACAAGCGGCAGATCGAGGCGTGGAGAGAGGAGTATGGCGAAGACTCCGACTTCTTTAGAGTCCGCGTCAGAGGTGAGTTCCCGAACCAAGCGAGCAATCAGTTCATACCATCGTTCTCCGTTGAAGAAGCTATGAAGCGCGCACCCACCGATCACCCGACGGTTGCCACCATCGGCGTGGACGTGGCTCGATACGGCGACGACGACTCCGTAATTTTTTTCCGGTTCGGCAAAAACGCCAAACTCCCGTACCGTGTTTTTCACGGACTGTCGGTTGTAGCGCTTGCCCACGAGATCAAGAAGGCTATCGCCTACTGCTACGAACTCGGCTTTAAGCAGGTCTATTGCTTCGTGGACGAGACGGGTGTCGGGGCAGGCGTCGTGGACATCCTCTTGGACGCAGGCTACAAGGAGGTCTACGGCATTAACTTCTCTATGGCCGCGGACGACCCCGATCAGTTCGACCGCAAACGAGACGAGATATGGGGCCGCGCCCGAGAGTGGCTTAAGAAAGGGTGCCTCGTTGAGGACGAGGACTTAAAGCACGACCTTGTGGCGCCCGAGTATGAAATCCGTCCGTCGGGCGCAATCAAACTCGAAAGCAAGGAGAGCATGAAAAAAAGGGGCTTAAGCTCCCCCGACATCGCCGACGCCTTCTGTCTTACGTTTTCCATGTTGATCGCGGAATATTCGCCTGAGGATTACCAGCGCACCAACCAACACGTGGCTCAGGCCCGCATGGATTACAACCCCCTAGATTTCCGCTTCTGATACTTGACGCGCTCTCCGCGCCCGATACTACGGCAAAACAACGGAGAACTTTATGCACGTGAAGGTATTGAGCACGCAGGAGGTTATGTCGTACCCGGGCTTTGACGAACTCATTGAGGAGTATTCGCAAGCCTTCGACAACTCTCAGACCGGCGCCGTCAAAGTGGATTGGAAAGCCTACGAGGACTTCGGAGCCAAGCTGAAAGCCGCGGCCGTCATCGCTGAAGGAAAGATCGTCGGCATAGCCGCTGTCTTGATTCAGCGCTCCCGCCACTACGATATGCCCGTGGTCACCATCGAAGCGCTCTACCTTCGCCGCGCTTACCGCAAAGGTACCGCAGGTCTGCGTCTGCTTTGGGCCGCCTCTGACATCGCCCGTGACTCGGGCGCAAAGGGCTTGGCGTTGTGCGCGCCGCCTGATAGCGAACTTGAGAGGCTCTGTATCGCTAAAGGCTACGCCGATCTGCGGCACGTCTATTGGGTGCCCGTATGAACGAGTTGTCTTTACCGACCTCGACGGAAGCCGCAATACGTCGAGTAGAAGAGCTGGGCGAAGCACTCAAACAGAACTTTCCCGAATATGTCTTCCCCGTTGAGCATTCCCTGCACGGCGGGATGTATGCCCGCACCATTCGAATGCCCGCGGGCACGGCGGCAGTGGGAACACTCATTCGCGTGCCCACGCTTTTGATCGTGAGCGGCCACGTGCGCATTAACTCGGGCGACCGTGTGTACGAGCTACAGGGCTATCACGTCTTGGAGGGCGAGATCAACCGCAAGCAAATGGCATGGGCCTTAGAGGATACCGAGATCACCATGATCTTTGCGACTCAGGCAAAAACGGTTGACGAAGCGGAGCGCGAGTTCACCGTCGAATTTGAACAGTTACAGAACCGAAAGAAGGAGATTTCAGCATGAGCGGAGTCGCAGTCGGAGCGGCGGTCGTAAGCACCGCGGCTTCCATTTACAGCAGTAACCGTCAGGCCAAGGCAACGCGCGCCGCGGCTAACGCGCAGGTCGATCAGTCCAACAAGCAGTTGGCTCAGCAGAAAGAGCAGTACAACCGTGCAAATCAGAAGCAGGCTGACATCGGCTCTTTGCTTGAAGCCAACACGGGCTCTGACCTCGGCACCACTATGTTGTCGGGCGCTCAGGGCATTGACCAAAATCAACTCCAACTTCAGAAAGGGGGCACCCTTCTCGGAGGCTAAGACATGGAACTTAGAGAAAAAGTCCAAAGCCGCTGGGACGCTTTGAAAGAGGAACGCGCCTCTTGGATGTCGCATTGGAAGGACATCAGCGAGGTGCTTCTGCCGAGAGCGGGGCGCTTTCTGCCGACGGAAAACAACCGCGGAGGCAGAGCCGCATTCCGCAAGATTCTCGACAGCACGGGCACCCGAGCACTGAGAACGCTCTCGGGCGGCATGATGTCAGGCATGACCAGCCCCGCTCGCCCGTGGTTCCGTCTTACAACGTTCAACCCCGAGTTGGACGAGAGCTACGAGGTCAAGGTGTGGATGTCGCAGGTCACCTCTCTCATGCAGATGGTCTTCTACAAGTCCAATACCTACCGTGCGCTTCAAATGGCCTACGAGGAATTGGGCGCCTTCGGCACGTCTGCGACCTTGATCTACGACGACTTCGACCGCGTTATCCACTGCCATCCCTTGACCATCGGTGAGTTCGCTATCGCTACCGACTCCCGAGGCCGCGTGAACACGGTGTACCGAGAGTTCCGCATGACGGTGGCTATGCTCATCCAAGAGTTCGGACTAGCCAACGTCAGCCGAGCGGTGAAGGATATGTACGACCGAGGCCAGCTCGACGAATGGGTTGAGGTCATCAATGCGATTGAGCCTCGCACGGAACGAGACCCGAGGAAGACCGACGCCAAGAATATGCCGTACTTGTCGGTGTACTTCGAGAAGAGCGGCGACAAAGGCAAGGTCTTGCGTGAAACAGGTTTTACCGAGTTCCCCGCTATGTGCGCCCGTTGGTCGGTCACAGGCGGCGACATCTACGGAACAAGCCCCGGCATGGAAGCGTTGGGCGACCTCTGTCAGCTACAGCAGATGCAGTTCCGCAAGTCGCAGGCGATTGACTACAAAGTCCACCCGCCCGTCTTAATCCCGAGTGAAATGAAAAACATGGGCACGCAGTTCTTGCCGGGCGGCGTCATTCCGTACTCCAACGCACAGCAGGCTCAGCAAATCCGATCTGCCTACATGGTTGATCTCGACTTGAACTCTCTGCTAGTCGATATTCAGGACGTGCGCCAACGCATTAACGAGGCTTTCTACCGCGACATCTTCATGCTGATGGTCAACTCCACCGACAAGACTATGACGGCGACCGAGGTCACCGAGCGGCATGAAGAGAAGATGCTGCTGATGGGGCCCGTCTTGGAACGACTGAATGCCGAGATGCTCGACCCCTTAATCAACATCGTATTCAACAAGCTCGTGCAGGCAGACCTTCTGCCGCCGCTCCCCGAAGACTTGCAGGGTCAGCAGTTAAACGTCGAGTTTATTTCCATCCTCGCTCAGGCTCAGAAAGCCATTAGCACCAACTCCGTGGACCGTATGTTCTCGGTGCTCGGCAACCTCGCGGGCATGAAGCCCGACATCGTGGATAACGTCGATCTCGACTTTTGGCCGCAGTGGTACGCCGACGCTTTGGGCGTTGACCCGCGCTTCATTGTCTCGGGCAAGAAGGTCGCCGTCATCCGCGAGCAGAGAGCACAGGCGGACCAGCAGGCCGCCGCTATGGAACAGCTCCAAGGGGCGACGCAGGCCGCCAAGAACATGGGTATGAGTATGCAGGGTCAAAGCCCCGAGCAGATCATGCAGGCGTTCACGGGCTACTAACTGATACTTGAAGAGACTTTGATGGTTGACAATTCTGAAAAGTTCGATTGGGACGCACGGGAGCGTGAACGCGAAGTCCTCGAACGTGAGACCAAACAGGTCTTGCAGGAGAGAAAAAACGATCTCGAAACCGTGTTGTCAACCGAGCAGGGCCGTCGCTTCGTTTGGTCCTTGATGAGCGAAAGCAGCGTCTTCTGTTCGACCTACAACCCGAAGGCCGCGGATGTGGCAATTGACATGGCCTTCACGGAAGGACGCAAGCAGTTGGGCTATCGGCTTCTTGAAGAGATTCAGGTGCTTTGCCCGCACAAGTTTTTGTTAATGCAACAGGAGATGATTAAAAAATGGCAGAAGGCTTAGAAGGCGGAACACCCGCACCGGCACCGACTCCCACACTGGCGCCCGCCCCTACACCTGCACCGGCTCCGACACCGGCGCCGACACCCGCTCCCGCAGGAGCAACGACTGAGGGCGGCTTGCCTAATCCGTTAGGCGAGCAGGGCGGACTTCCCAACCCGTTGGGAGAAGGAGCCGCACCGCAGGATAACAAGCCGGTAAGCGAAGCCCCCGAGCACTACGCTGAGTTCGACATGGGCGACTACGGCAAGCTCTCTGAGGAATCCGCTAAAGACTTCGGCGCCGCCGCCCGCGAGCTGGGTCTCTCGCAGGAGAAAGCGCAGAAGCTCGTCAGCTCCATGACGCCAGCAGTTGCCGCACATCTTCAGCAGAAACTTGCGGGCTACGCCAACGAGTGGATTGCTTCGGCCAAGGCCGACGCTGAAATCGGGGGCGCCAACTACAACCGTAATCTCGGAGTAGCCAAGCTCGCCTACGACAAGTACGCCACGCCTGAGTTGAAGAAAGTTCTCGCTGTCTCGGGTCTCGGCTGCAACCCCGAGATTCTCAGACTCTTTTACCGCGTCGGCAAGACGCTCCAAGAAGACCAAGGCGTGGGAGCAGGCAACGGTCCGCAGACTCAGCCTTTCGTCCGCTATCCGAATACCCCGAACATGAAGTAATCAAGAAGGAGAGGAAATGTCCACCAACGCAAAATACAATCCGACGCTTGCTGATATCGCGTCCCGCATGGGCCCCGACAAGCGCGTCGATACTGACATCATCGAAGCCCTTAACGAAACAAGCGAGCTTCGTAACTACATGACAACCATCGAGGCCAATGGCGTCACAGAACACGTGACAACCGTTCGCACAGGGCTTCCGACCGTTGCATGGAAAAAACTCAATTGGGGCGTCCAGCCGTCCAAATCCACAACCAAGCAGGTCAAGGACTCTCTCGGCCGCATCGAGGCTTGGGCCGAAGTTGATACTCAGCTTCTTGAGATCAACGGCTGGGACAAGGACTTCCGCTTCACCGAAGAACTTGCTTTCGTTGAAGCTATGAATCAGAAAGTTGACCGCGCTATCTTCTACGGCGACAACAAGAAAGACCCCGAAGCTATTCTCGGTCTCACCGCTCGCTACGCCACAGGCAAGAAGGCCGCGGCTGACAACGCCGTAAACGTCATCGACGGCGGCGGCACCATTGCTTCCGGCAAGTCCTCCGACCTGACCTCCATTTGGGTCATGTGCTGCTCTCCGCGTACTCTCTTTATGACCTATCCGAAGGGCTCCTCCGCAGGTCTGAAGACTGAAGACAAGGGTATCTGCACAACCGAAGACGCTAACGGCGGCAAGTTCGACGTTACCCGTACAAAATTCTCTTGGGACGTGGGCCTCGTGCTTCGCGATTGGCGCTATGTCGTCCGCATTGCCAACATCTCCAAGGCCGCTCTGAAAGCCGACGCTTCCACTACAGGCGCCGTTGACCTTGACGATCTGCTCTCTGACGCAATCAACCGTATGCCTTCTTTGACAAACGGCGGCCGTTTCGTGATCTGCTGCAACCGCACCGTCAAGAACTGCCTCAAGAAACAGTTCAAACACGCTAAGAACGTCCGCTACGGCATCTCTGAAGTTGCGGGTAAAGACGTTGATAGATACGACGGTATCCCCATTGCTATCTGCGACGCTCTGGAATTTGGCGAGTCCAAGGTTCCGTTTGACGCCTAATTAGGAGAAAAGAATGATTGTTGACAAACTTAACGAACTCTCCGACGGCCAAGTCGTAACCGCGGCCGCCGCATCCACCAACACCTATGATTTCGGTCAGACCTCCCCGACCCCGGGCTCCAACGGCGTACTGCACGTGGTGACCACGGTCGAGGCAGGTTCCACCGGACTCATTCAGGTAAAGATTCAGGAGTGTGACACTGAGAGTGGCACGTACACGGACCTTCTCACGGGTCCGAACGTCGCCATTCCCGACGAAGGCTTAATCCTCGATATGCCCGTCCCTGCTGTCACCAAGCGTTATCTGCGCGCCTACTACACTCCGACTAAGGCTTCGGGTTCCGACGCGCCCGCCGCTAAGGCAACACTATCTACGATTATCACTTGGGGCGTGGAACAGCAAAGCGGCTGGAAAGGCTCCACTGCATATATGCAGACTAAGTAATCGAGTCAGTTGCATTTGAGTCACTCCAACTGAGATTTTTGGGCGCCAAGTGCGCCCGTTTTTTTTAGGAGCTTTTAAATGGCAAGTGAAGTCCAAATCTGCAACCTCGCCTTGTCGCGAATTGGTGAGGACGGCTCGATCATCTCGCTTGACCCTCCCGAAGGAAGCGAGCACGCGGCAGCTTGCGCGGCGTTTTATCAGCGTGCTTTAGGTTCTCTTCTTGAGTCGCATGATTGGAGCTTTGCCACCGTGCGAATGGCGCCGGGCAAGCTCGCAACAGAGGACACGCACGGATGGAGAGCGGCCTACGTCCTGCCGCCTGAGTGCGCTCGGGTAATTTCAGTGCAGAGTCTTAACGATACGTCGCATTACTACGCGCCTGAGAACGAGCACTACGAGATTGAATCCATCGGCGGCCAGCGCGTGCTCTACACCGACTGCGAACTGCCGATTGTGCGATACATAACCGCCACGCCCAACCCGGGGTCTTTCACCTCACTCTTTATCGACGCATTGGCGTGGCGGTTAGCCTCCGATCTCGCGGGCCGCATTATCAAGAGCAAAGAGGGCATTACGGTGGTGAACGCCTGTATGCGCAACTATCAGATCGCATTGGGCGAAGCAACGCGCAAGGACGCCAAGGAAAAGAATCAGCCCGCAGAGCACGTGCCTGATTGGATAAAAGCACGAGGAGGCTTCAATGGCTATTAAAAGTGTGCAGGTCTCTTTTGCGGGCGGCGCGGTCTCGCCCGCCATGTTCGGCCGCGTGGACGATCAGAAGTACAAGACGGGTCTTGCCAAGTGCGAGAACTTCGTCTGCTCCCCTCAGGGCGCAGTCTTCAACCGCCCCGGGTTTGAGTTCGTGCGGGCTACGAAGTACGCCGACAAGAAGACCCGCCTTATCCCGTTTAAGTTTTCGTCCGATCAAACAATGGTTATTGAGTTCGGTGACAAGTATGCGCGCTTCCATACGAACGGCGCGACCTTAATGTCGGGCAGCTCTCCTTACGAGATCGCGACGCCCTACGAGGCAGACGACCTCGCGGAGATTAAATACACGCAGTCTGCCGACGTTTTGACGCTCGTGCATACAAAGTATCCTCCGAAGGAATTAAAGCGCTACAGTGCCTACGATTGGCGATTAGAGACCATCGATTTCGCGCTCGGTATCTCTGCGCCTACCATCAGCGGTGTGACTTACCACGCCAACGGCAACACGAGCGAGAACCGCTTCAACGTCCGCTATGTGGTCACGGCTCTGAAGGAAACCGACGAGGGAACCATCGAGTCGGGCGCAAGCACTGCGTTCACCATCTCTTGTAATCTTTATCACAATGAGAGCAACAATGTCATTCAATGGGGCGCTGTGACAGGCGCTAATCGCTACCGGGTCTATAAGTCTTTGTCGGGCGTCTATGGCTACATCGGGGAAACTAACGCGCTCACCTTCACGGACGACAACATCGCCGCCGACGAGTCCATCACACCGCCTCGATATGACACGATCTTTCAGTCCGCGGGTTCCATTCAATCCGCGACGATCACGAACGCAGGCACGGGCTACGTGGGACCCAACGGCGAGATCACAAGCGTGACGCTTGATTCTTATGAAATTTGGCGTACTACCGTTAAGTATCGAGCACCGTACTATTCGCCCGACAACATAGGAGATTTTGCGGGGGCATGGTCCGCGCAGGTCTATGTTGTTGACGACGAAGGCACGGGAAGCGGCGCCGTGGTTCAGCCCGTTATGTGTACGGGGCCGGGTGGCTTTGAACGCTTAAGCGACCCATACGACGGGGGAAGCGGTGAAGACTATTACATCGGCTGGAAGATGTACTCGAAGTCCTTCTGCTACGTTTACTACATCCCTGTCAAGGGCCTGAAGTTAGTGAGCGGCGGCTCGGGTTACAAGAAGCCTCGTATCGTCATTGAGATTACAGGCGTCCCCGTTATGGAGGAAACTAACGCCGGAGCAAACCGAGTGGATGTTCCGGGCAAGGTGACCTGCGTCAAATATTCGGGAGAGTTCAGAGCAAGAGCTTATGCCAATGGCTTCACCAACCGCGGCATTATCGTGACCGACCCGACGGGTCGAGGCGCTGTTCTTACGCCTGAGTTTGCCAACGGGAAGCTGACGCGAGTCAACATCCTCGACGGCGGCCAAGGCTATACCAACCCGACAGCCACGGTCTATGCTGAATACGGCTCGGGTGCTACCGTGAGCTTGTCGCTCGGTGCAATCGGCGACTATCCCGGATGTGTGACGTACTACGAGCAGAGGCGCTTTTTCGGCGGCACTCGCGTCCGTCCGCAGATGTTATGGGGGACTCGTCCGGGCACTGAGTCGGATATGAGCTACACCATCCCGACGCAGGACGACAACCGCATTAAGTTCCGTATCGCCGCTCAGCAGGCCTCCCGCGTACAGCACTTGGTGCCGATCTCTCAGCTTTTGGCACTCACCGAGACCGCCGAGTTCCGCATTACGTCGGTGAACTCCGACGCCTTGACGCCGAACTCGATCTCGGTAAAACCGCAGAGCTACATCGGTGCCTCGCCTGTACAGCCCGTCATCATCAACAACACGGCGGTCTATGCTGCTTCCCGCGGCGGACACCTGCGAGAGCTTGGCTACAATTGGCAGGCCAACGGTTTCATTACGAGCGACTTGTCCATCCGCGCCCCACACCTCTTTGAACTCGGCAAGCGTGTCGTGGACTTAAGCGTAACGGCCGCGCCCGAGCAAATTATTTGGGGAGCGACGAATAAGGGAGAGCTTTATGGCCTTACCTATTTACCCGAGCAAAACGTCGGGGCTTGGCACGTGCATACTACTAAGGACGGCTACTTCGAGTCCTGCGCCGTCGTGACCGAAGGCGAGGAAGACCGCCTCTATGTGGTAGTGCGGCGCCTTGTGAACGGGGCCTACGTTCGCTACGTGGAGCGCATGGGCACTATGTCCGCCGCTACGTTGGAAGAGTCTTTCTACGTTGACTCGGGTCTGACTTACCGCGGCGTGCCCGTCTCGACACTTCAAGGGCTTAACCACCTCGAAGGCTGTACCGTGGCAGTGCTTGGAGACGGGGCCGTCATGCCGCCGCAGAAGGTGAAAAACGGGAAGATTACTTTACCGGAAGAGCACTCGGTCATTCACGTGGGACTGTCGATCACCGCAGAACTTCAGACCTTACCGATTGCCATTCAGCTTAACGACGGGTCTTATGGCCGAGGTCACACGGCCAACATCAATAAGGCTTGGCTTCAGGTCTACCGCTCTTCGGGTATATGGGTTGGCCCGTCGTTTGAGGAGCTGACCGAGAACAAGCAGAGAACGGACGAACCGTATGGTGCTCCGCCGAACGCCGTGACGGGCACGGTTGCCGTGCTGACAACACCTTCATGGAAAGACGAGGGCAAGGTCTGCGTGAGACAAGCCGACCCCCTGCCGCTGAAGATCACAGGCCTTACCGTTGACCTCGCGGGCTGACACTTGACGACAATTTGAAGCGTTACCTTATCCCCACAACCACGTGGGGATTTTCATGTCTTCTTACTACAGTTATCAAACCAACACGCCGCGAATGTTCACGCCCGCAGAGCAGGAGCAGTTCGAGCTTGCAAGGATGTCGGGGCCGCTTACACCTGCTCAGCAGGAGGCATTCGCTGACTACGGCTACGAACCGAGAGCCGCGCAGGGAGCAGGTGCGGGCGCTAAAGCAGAGACCGATTGGGGCAACACCTTCGGTCTTGTGGGCTTAGGTCTGACCGTGGGGCAGGCCCTAGGCAGTGCCTACAGTGCATGGGCTTCCTCCAAGACGCAGGCCGCCGTGCAGAAAGCGCAGAGCAAGATCGCCGCCAACAATGCCGAATCTATGCAGATGGGCGTTGAAATGAGCCGACGCCAAGGAGAGGCAATCATCGGGAAACTGACCCGCAAGGCGGGGCAGACGAAAGCCACGCAGAGAACGAGAGCCGCCGCTAACGGCATTGGTCTTGGCACGGGCAACATCGCCGAGATTATGGCAACGACCGATCTTTTGAAAGACGAAGACATGAAGACCGCAGAGCTGAACGCTATCGCTCAGTCTTGGGGGTATGCGGCCAAGGGCGCGTCGCTTACGGGTCAGTCCAAGGCACTCGGCATTCTCGGTTCCGCCAACAGCGACGTGGCGCTCGGCAATGCGTTTTCCGCAGGACTTGAGGGCGCAGGCAAAGTAGCAAGTTATTGGCAATCCTTTAGAGCAGGTGTAGGAGTACGCAGATAATGGCAGGCTTGATTCCGAACCAAACACAAGATTTAATCCCGACCGTTAACGTCGGCACCACCGACTTCATGGACCCGACGGGCCGCGTGCAGGTCAAGCAGCCGAACTATGAACCTATGGCGCGTGCCGCGCTTTACTTCCAGCAAAAGCAGAACGAAGCCAAGATCGAGCGCGCCCGCGGCGACTTGGAGCGTTACATCACCGAAAGTACCTACGGTGTTCCGGGAGAAGACGGCAAGCCGCAGGGCGGATGGAGACAGCTCTTGGGCGAGAAGGCCTGTATGCCTGATGATGACGGAAAGGGTCTTGCTCAGCGCGTGGACGAGGGGTTGGAAGCCGCTAAGCGTCAATACACCCAAGGCTTCACACCTGAAATGCTCAAGCAGTTTGAAGACCGCTACTACATCAATCGCCGTAATCAGGTCTACAACTCCGCAAGCGCTTTTGTTCTTGAACAAAACAACGCGTGGAAAAAGTCTTCCGCCGAGGGCAATATCGCAATCGGCGTCAACGGGATGATTAAGAGTATCAACGACCCTGCGTCATTTGAAGCGAATCAGAAACTAGCCGACAGCAACGCCTACTTTTATGCCCGTGAGTTCTTGGGGCTGGATAAGGCCGCAGCACAGGTCTATGCCCGAGAGCAGGTCTCTAAGGGCGTGGCAGGCGCCATTACCAATATTCTTGCCGACATCCAAAACGACCCGCGAGGTATCGCCGACGCACAGCGCCTTCTGAAAGAACACGGTGATCTGATGACGGCTTCCGATCTTGTACGCACGCGTAACTTGGTCGATCAGGAAGCCAACAAGATCAGCGACACCAACATGGTGGACAGCGTGGCAAGAAGCCTGACGCGCAACACGGAAATCTTCGGCCACAACGGAATGCCGCCGTACAAGCTCGGTACTGCCGAGCACGGCTTCGGCATTTGTATCGGGATGGAAAGCGGCGGACATCAGCTCGATACCAAGACGGGCCAAGTGCTTGTCGGGCGTTACCGTGACGGCTCGGTGCCTAAAGACCAAAGCAAATGGTCTTACGGTGCGGCGCAAATGCAGATCGGTACTGCTGAGGAAACCGCCAAGCGAAACGGTGTTGTATGGGATAAAGAGAAGTTTTTGAAAGACCGAGATTACAACATCGAGCTTGGTCTTCTGCATTACAACTACCTCGTGCGTCAGTTCGGCGGCCAGCTTGAGTTGGCAACGGCCGCTTATCACGCAGGAGAAGGTGCGGTTAAAAACGCATTGACTCAAGCCGCCAAGAAGGGCGGGTCTTATCTCGACTACCTCGGCCCGCACAGCCGCGACTATGTGACGAAGTTTAGAGAAAGATATAACTCCGCGATTATGAAATCGGGTAGCGGCGGCTCGATCTTTGACCCTGCAAGTTTTCAAAAGTACGGAGAGTATGCTTCCCGCAAACAAGTGGAAGATAAGGTGCTTGAGCTTGACTCGAGGGCCAGTTTCGACATCGCGCACCGCAACAGCATTACCGACCGAGCCTATGCGCAGTTGGAAAAGCAACGGCAATCCGATATGCGGGAGCGCGAGAACGGCGGCGCGGCGATTCTCAATTGGTGTTTTGAAAACAGCTTCGACATCGACAATGTACCTGTAGAACTCAAGAACCGCGTGACCCCGAGCGACTTTGCCGAGATCGCGTCCAAGGTTAAGGCTTTCCGAAACAACGATCAGTCGGGAGACCGTGACCTCTACACCAAATACATGACCAACGATAAGGCCCTGCTGGAGCTCAGCGACGCGGGCTATACGTTGGTGCGCGCCGCCGTGCCCGGAGATGTCCGCCAAGCCCTTGACGACCAAAGAGCACGCCTTAAAGAGAAGGACGCAATGGCGCACCAACAGCAGGCGCTTGACGTTCGCGACGCACAGACAGGCAAGTTTAAGCCCGAGTACGAGGTGAGCATGGAGCGCATGACTCAATCGTTTAAGGAAGTCTATGGCGCCCAAGAATGGAAGGACTTAGACGAGAACAAGCGTATGGACATGATCGGTATGTTCCGGGGCTTTGTCGCTGAACAACTGCAAGTCCTCGCTAGGCAGGGTAAGGAGATCGGAGCCAATACGCTCAATGACCTGACCAAACAGTTCTTGAGCCTCGAGTACGACACGAACAACATCATCATGCCCGACTCTAAAAAGAACTTCTCTCAGCTTAGCGCCAAGGACGCCAACACCACCAAGCGCGGAAATCTCTATGCCATTGGCAAACAGCTCGCCACCTTGAAGCGCGAACGCCTCGGTCTGCCCGACGCCAACCCTTCGCAGGGCGAGATTTATGAAGCGCTTGTCAACCTTGACACCCGTCAGTACACCAACCTTCAGGGGTTCTCTTTCGACGGCTTCTCCCAGCCCCGCTTGGACTATGTGAGAAAGACCTTCAAGTGGCTCTACCACCGAGAACCCGACGCGCTCGAAACCCTCAAATGGTACACGCGCTCCCTTTGGAAGAAGGAAAAGATGGACGGCGAAGTAGCTGAAGAGGCGAAGACCCCGCTCAACAACACCTTCGACGGTTTCGGAAACGATTAAGGAAAAACTATGTCCTTTGAAGATGATATGAAAAAGGCCGCGGTGCAGTCCGCCGCGCTCTCCTACACCGACGCCTTGAATCAGGACATCGTGCCCGAGCAGGCCGCTAAGAACTTTGCCGTGGCTCGGCAGTTCGGTATTACGCCTACAGAGGCCGCGCAGATGACGCCCAAGGAAGTGGCGATAAGACAGGCGCAGGACATTGACTACTCCGCAATGCAGGCGACGACGCCCGTCTATCTCCAAAGGATTGTTGCCGACCCTGAGAAAGCTCAGCTCGTCAAGGACGACGTGGCAAGCGCGGGTCTCTTAGAACAAGCAATCTTCAGGATGACAGGCAGTCCATACGACGATACCCGTTGGTTCAAGGACAGCCGAAACGCAATTGCACGAGGCTCCTTCGGTCTTTTTAACACCATGCCCGGACTCGGTAACATCGGTAAGCTCGACGACGCCGAGGCTCGCTTGGTGCGGCTCGATCAGATGACCGCAGAACTTCGCGAAGGCAAGACGCCTATGGAAGTTTTCGGCATTAAGGACGAGAACATCGCCAATATCGCTATGCAGTTTTTCGCGCAGAACATTAAAGGAATGCGCGAGGAATTGCAGAAAGAGCAGAGGCAATACGCAACGCAGACGGCAACCGCCAATCGCATGAGCGCGCTCTTCCCTGAGTCCGAAGCTAAGCAGGAGTTTGCACAGCAGACAGAACTCGGAGACTCTGCAAGCTACATCCTGACGCACCCGGGAATTGTCCCCGAGCTATTTTGGGAGTCCTTCATTCAGTATGCACCTGCCATGCCGTCCATCGGTTTGGCTTCTGCCTTAGCAGGACCAATGGGTGCCGCCGCTGTCACGGGCGCCTACTCCTATGGGCTGGATAGAGACTCCACCCTGATGGGAAAGATCAATGAGGAAGGAAAGGGTGGCCTGACCGCTGAGGACATCCAAGGCGCAATCTCCGACCCAGCTAAGCTCGCAGAATTTAGAGAGAAAGCGGCGCTCCACGCGGGCCCCGTCGCACTGCTTGACGCCGTGTCCGCAGGTCTTGCCTCTAAGACGCTACTGCCTAAAGCACTGCACGCCAAACTCTCCACGCCTGCGCGCATTATGGCTGAGTCGGTCGTCCAAGCGCCTATTCAAGGTGTGCTCGGCGGCACGGGCGAAGCATTGGGTCAGATCGCCTCTGAGGGCAGAATCACTTCTTGGTCTGATGTCTTGGCTGAAATGGTGGGCGAATTTACTACCGCGCCGCAGGAGATCGCGACCGCAGGGCACCGAGCCTACATGACGCGCCAAGTGGAAAAGGCTAAGGCTGAAGCACGTACTCAGAACTTCAAGGACTTAGGACAGCTCGCCCGCGAGAACGTCTTGGCCGAACGCGCACCTGATGTGGCCGAGAGCTACTTCCAAGAGGTGGGCGACGCCGTGGGGCATTCCGAGGTCTATATCGACGCGCAGGCCGTCCAAGAGGCAGGCTTGGCAGAAGCACTTATGCAGTTGTCTCCGAGCGCCGCCGCGCAGTTCCAAGGTGCGTTGCAGTCAGGCAGTGAGATCGCTATCCCTGCGGGCGAGTACCTTATGCGTATCGCTCGCTCGGACATCAACGACGATCTTGCGCCGCTCCTGCACTTAGCCGACGAGCCGTCCCTGCACCAAATGGAAGGGATGGAGGACGAGGGCCAAGCCTCTGAGCAGGCACCGCAGGAAGGCGCGGAAGAGCCGCAGGCTGACAACCCTGTAGTTGACATCGCCGACGCCGTTTCTCAGGCCATAGACAACGTGGCAGGCGCCTTAGCAGGACAGCAACCCGCCGAGCAAAATGAACAATTAGCTAGGCAAAATGCACAAAGTGCCGAGCAAAATGCACAAGCCGCCGAGCCAATTGCAAACCGCTTGGAACGTGTGCGCCCGAAGGAAACGCCTAATGAAATCAAGGCATTAACCAAAGAAATTGCATCGGTCTTTGAAAAGTCGGGTGCTCCGAAAACAGAGCAGGCCGCTATGACGGGTCTCTTCTTGTCTTTGGCAATGACAGCGGCAAAAGACCTCGGCATGACGCCTACGGAGTTTTGGAGAGCACACGGCCTTAAGCAGGCGGCTAATCCCGAACAGGCCAAGGCCGCGGGTATTAAGCAGGCAGACGGCTCCAAGGGCGAGTTCTTCCCGGTTCAGAACATTATCGTCCGCTGGGCTTCCGCCGACCCGAGCACGCTAGTACACGAGTCAGGCCATTGGTTCCTGCATAACCGTATCGCTATTGCAGAAGACTTGGAGAACAAGGCTAAGACACAGGAACTCACCGAGGGCGAGAAGCATTATCTCGACGCAACTAAGGCGGCTCTGAAGTGGTTGGGCATTGACTCCTTCGCACAGTGGGACGCCATGACAATGGAACAGCAACGCCCTCTGCACGAGAAGTTTGCCCGTACCTACGAAGCATATTTGATGGACGGACGCGCACCGACGAGAGGTTTGCGTGCGCTCTTCCGTCAGTTCTCTAATTTCCTGAAAAAAGTCTATTACGTTCTTTCGGGTATCCCCGGCGCCGAGCTCAACCCGCAGACCAAGGAGCTTTTCGACAATCTCTTTATCGCGCAGGAACAGGTGACTGAGGCCAAAATGCGCCGTCAGATGTTTGACCTGATGGAGACATTGGGCGGGTTCGCCACGGAGTCTTTGCTTCAGGACTACGAGGACACTTTGCGGGAACGCGACGCAGAAGCCTATGAGTACCTCGTTTCCGCGTTGGTAAAGAATATGCACCGCCAAGGACGCCTACAGCTCAGAGCTGAAAAGAAGCTGACAAAGGACGCCAACGAAGCCCGCAAGCAGTTCGCCCAAGAGGAGAGAGCTAAGTTCGATAAGACCCGTGTGGGTCAGCTGATGACGTTTCTTAGGGACGGAGAGGAGCAGGCAGACGGCTCTAAGTACCGCCCGAAACTCACCAAGAGCGAACTCTCTAAACTCGGTTTCACCGACGAAGAGATCGAGACCTTAAAGAAGGCCAAGCTCCTTTATGTCCATACCAAAGGCACGACGCAAGTCAGTGCCCAAGACCTCGCACGTGACCGCGGCTATACGAGCGCCGACGAGATGGTTAAAGACCTGCTCGCCAACGCGGACATCGACACCATTGTGGACGCCCGAGTCCAACAGAGAATGGACACAGAGCGAAGCGAGATCGCAACGCCCGAGGCCATTAAGAAACTTGCCGACGAAGCAGTCTCTCAGGACGCAGGCGCTCGCGTCGTCGCCATTGAGATCAATGCTTTGGAGCGTACGCAGAACAGAACCGTGGACGCTTCCTTCTTTGCAGACGTGGCACGAGAATCTCTACAGAGTCTAGCCATTGGAAACATCCACGCGAAGAACTACCGTAATCAAGCCGCTTACTTGGCGCGCAAGGCGCTTGCGGCTTTAAAGAACGGAGACCTGAAAGGTGCTGCCTTTTATAAACGGCAGGAGCTTTATCAGCTTTGCTTAGCGAACGAAGCAACAAAGATTGAGAAGCAAAGAGCGCGGGCGGAGAAACTCTATAAGCGAATTAAGAACCGTAAAGAGATCAAGGGTACATCCACGCGCTACCTCATTATGGCGCAGAGACTTTTGGAAGCGGCGGGCTACGGTGTCCCCCGAGATTTACTGCGCGACTCCGTGTCTGTTGAGAGTTTCAAGAAGGAGTGCGAGGACCAAGGCGAGATCGTCCCGAATATCGAGGATGACTTGGTAACCCGCTTAAGCAATGACTTCGGAAAACAGCGCGCCGAGCCGAAGAACCTTTCCGTTGAGTTGCATCAAGAGCTGGAATCCGCAGTGCGTCAGCTTATGAAGTTGGGGCGCGACGTGAACACAGTGGAACTCGCGGGCGAGACCATAGAGCTGGATACCGTCGCGGTTGAAATCTCCGACGGCGTGATCGCCAATGCGCAGAAGCACGGTATTGAAGCCAAGGGCGCAATGGAAAACGTCGGCATCAGAGCCAAGGTCAAAGACGCCTTAGATAAGATCGGAATGGCGCACGCCCGCATTCCGTCGCTCTTTGCGGCAATGGACGGTAAGAGAAACGGCAATCTCTTCGAGGCTATCATCAAACCCGCAGACGAAGCGGCGACGCACGAGGAGCAGTTGAAGGTTCATTTTGCCAAGCGCTTATTTAAAGCCTTCAAGATTCTCGGCCGCAAGACATTCGAGAAAGCGCGCTACTACGACTTCGCGCAGTCGAGCTTTACCCGAAGCCAAGTCATCGCTATGGCGCTGAACATGGGCAATGACGGAAACCTTGACCGCTTGGTCTCAGGCTCCGAGCTTTGGAAACCTGCGACAGGCGGACGCAAGCTCACCCGCGAGGAAATGATTCAGATCGTGAGTCAGACCCTTACCAAGGAAGAATTAGAGGCCGTCCAAGAAGTGTGGGATACCTTCGCCGAGCTTCAGCCCGAAGTTATGGCGCAGGCAAAGCGCTTAACGGGCAGAACGCCTGAGCTTGTGCCGCCGCGCCCGATCTCTTTTCGGCTTGCCGACGGCACCCTCGTACAACTGAAAGGCGGGTACTACCCGATTGTTTATGACCGGTTGGCGAGCCGTAAAGGGGCCGAGCTTGCCGATATGAAAGACGCCTTGAGTCAGGTAGCAGCGGCCTCTCGCAGTCAGAACACCGCTAAAGGCTTCTTAGAGAAGCGCGCCAAGAAAGTGGAGGGACTCGCCGTAACGCTGACACTGCGTGCGGCCTTCGAGGGTCTCGACGCGGAAATCCATCGCTTGGCTTGGGAAGAGTGGGTAGTCAATTCAGGCAAGATTCTGAAACGAGTCAGCCCCACGCTCGCGGATTATTGGGGACCGCGTGCAGTAGGAGCTATCGACGAGTGGCGCAAAGCTATTGCCACAGGCAATGTCTCTCAGCCCGAGGGCCTTGACGCCATATCCCGAGTGGTGACATCAGGTATCTCTATTGCCGCGTTGGGTCTGAACGTCATCACGGCTATTGTCCAGCCTATCGGCATTATTAACACCACAGCCGTCATCGGTCACAAGTGGACTGCCAAGGGTCTGTCTCGCTTCCTGACAATGGGACCGAGAGCGGCCTTCAAGTTCGCCGCGGGCAAGAGCGGAGCATTCGAGAACAGGGCAAGAACGCGCTTTAGAGAATTGGCCGAGATTCAAGCCTACTCCGAAAGCTCTTTAGGACGGTTCAGAAACAACGTCGAGCGCTACGCCTACTCCATGATCGTCTTCACTCAGATGTTGGTGGACGTGCCCACTTGGTTGGGAGCTTATGAGAAGGCGCTCTCCGAGGGGTGCGTTGACGCAGAAGCGGTAGCAAGAGCAGACCGCGCAGTGGTTGACGCGCAGGGCGGCGGCCGCCTTATGGACTTGTCCGCGGTCGAGCGCGGCGGTCCGTTGTCTCGAATCTTCACGGTCTTCTACACGTTCTTTAACTCCATCCTGAATACCGTGATGGTGAGCAAACACACCAAGGGCAGAATGGCTTTTGCCGCCGACGCGCTTCTCCTGCTCTGCTTCCAGCCCGTGATCGAAACCTTCTTGCGCGAAGGCATTAAGGCGGGCGTCGCAGGCGCCGACCCTGAGGATTGGTGGGAGAAGAGCATGGAGCAAGCCCCGTGGTCAGTGCTCGACTTTAACCTCGGTCTCTTCGTTTTCCTGCGTGAATTTGCAGGCATTACGGATTCTTATACAGGGCCGTCGGGTATGAAGAAGTTCCAAGACGTGCGCCGCTTTGCTCAGCAGGTCGAGCAGGGAGACTTCGATATGGCTTTTTGGAAGTCGCTTACCAACATGACGGGCGCCATATTCGGACTGCCTGCGGCTCCGATCACTCGCGCCATGACGGGTATCGACGCTATCGAACGCGGCAAGACGGATAACCCGTTGGCTGTCATCTTCGGCTACTCGGAATACTGATACTTGACGCCGTAACGCTCATTCAGAATTGCCAAGAAAAAGGAGAAGCTATGAGTATTTCAACAGAAGCGCGGAGTTCTCAGCTCTTGGTGGGCGACGGCTCGACCAAGACTTACGCCTTCGCCTTCAAGGTTTTTGACGCGGGTACCGATATTACGATCTACGAGGCAACGGGAGAATCCTCTGAGAAGGTGATGTCTTCAGACCTCTACTCGGTGACGCTCAACGAAGATCAAGAGGGCTACCCGGGCGGGAGCGTGACGTTTACAACGGCGCCCGCAGCAGACTTGAAGTTTCGCATTGTCTCGTCCATTCCGTATCTGCAAAAGGCACATCTGATGAACCTCGGGTCTTTTTCTCCTAAGACGCTAAACGAGGTTTTTGACAAGCTCTGCGCGCTGATTCAGCAAGTACGCCTCTTGGCAGACAGAGCGTTGGTGGTTCCCTATACGCAGGACAAGACGCCCGAGGAAGTGCTGACGGAAGTCTTGGAGGTCGCTGCGACCGCCGGGGAGTATGCGCAGTTGGCTCAGTCTGTGTACGCCACGGTGGAAGCAGACGTTGCAGAGGTGAAGGCGATCAAGGCACAGATTGACGCAATGATGCTGACGTTTCAAGCCATTGAAGCGTTGGCGGCGCAAGCTCAGGCCAATGCCAGCGCAACGAACGACGACAAGCTGACCTGTCAGCAGATACTCCAAGAGATTCAGACAGTTGCTTCGCAATCAGGATTCTCTACCCGCACAAGCCCGACCATCTCCGAGAATGAAACGTTTCCGTTGTCGAACCTAACGCCTTCTGCATACATCAAGGCAGGAGACCTCGTTCTTAACACGACCAACGGAGACCTCTTTCAGATCACGGCGGTAACCGCGACAACCGCCACAGTGGGAGCAAAGATTTCAAATCTTCGCGGCCCCCGCGGTGAGCGCGGTTTGCAGGGCAGTCCGGGACCCACGGGCGAGAGGGGTGAAGCGGGGCCTATGGGTCAAAGCCCTTATGCCACGTGCTTTGGACAGTTCCAAGTAAACGGAGAGGGAATGCTTCAGCTCGAATACGTGGGTCTTGCACCTGCTGAATTTTCAATCAACGATAACGGGGAGGTAGAAGCTACCTATGCCAACACTTAATATCGGAAAGGTGCGTTACACGTGGAAAGGCACGTATAGCGCAACGACCGCATACAACATTCTTGACCGAGTGAAGGACGCCGATGGTTATGTCTATGAGGCGATTAAAGCCGCACCCGCAGGAACAGAACTTACTAACGAAAACTATTGGATAAAACTTTCAGTTCAAGGCCCTAGCGGTTTGAAGGGTGACCCGGGTAATGACGGGCCAAAAGGCGATCCGGGCGAGGCACCGACGGCTATTTTGTACACGGAGCAGAACAATCTTACAGACGCTCAGCGGGCGCAAGCTCGAACAAACATCGGCTGGGCCGCGGCGTTCGCCGCGTCTTTTGCTTCTGCGATAGCGGCCTGGGTGACCAGCACTTTGGGCTCAAAGATCGAGGCCTATCTCGTGCCAATTCTCAAACAGCTCTGTCTCGATAACGGAGCCACTCAAGCGGAAATCGACGCCCTCGAAGAAGAATCTAATTCATAAGGAGTAAACACAATGGCATATATCGGAGAAACTATCGAGCTGATGTGCTCGGATGACTATAAAGATCGGATGTTGGCTGAATACCAACAGCTCGTAATCCGGAAGGATGCGCTAGAAAACCTGCTGATCAAATGGGAAAAGGGAGAACTCAATTTCACTCCCAAATGTCCGAAGGAAATGCTTGTAAAGCAGTTTGAACTCATGGAAGAGTATGCGGAGGTTCTGCGGCAAAGAGGCGCTATTGAAGGTGTAGATCTGTATTTAGGGGAATGAGCATGACAACTCTTGCAGAGATTAAGCAGCAGTACCTAACCAAGGCGCTGTCCCGTCCTGTCAAGGCTTACGGCGTGAAGATGGGCAACGGCAGAATCACGTCCTTGTCGGACGTTCAAGGGTTCCATGTCGAGCCTTGCTCAATCGAGCTTATCGCACTGGTGGATAAGAAGTACCTGAAAGGCGACAAGGTTCAAGAGGAAATTCCGATTGAGTCGCTTAACCGCCCCGAGGGTTTCCAATATGGATATGACCTCTACACATTCACAACGCCTGACTTGAAAGCCGACAACCTCAAAGTTGAAGTTCTTGAGCGCCCCTTGATCGGTAAAGCCAAAGTCAAGTTCAAGACGGGGCAGCAGTTCGCAGTCAAATCTCAGTTGATTACTGACGAGCTGTATCAGAGCGCTGATGGGAAATATTACACACAGGCAGAGCTTCCGGAAAACTCAGATGAATTTTGCAAAGAGCGCTACAGCAACGAGATCAAAGCGGAAAGAAACGCTCGTATCAGCGACACAGACGATTATGTGAAACTGCCGGATATTACGGTTGCAAGAAGTGCAGGAGCCAAGCGCAGTGCCTTAGAGGACGCTGACAGAGCGGCCCTTGAGACCTATCGCCAAGCTTTGAGAGATTTAACAGAGGCACAGGGTTTCCCGTTTGTTTCGTGGCCCGTATTTCCGACAGCTCTTGCATACGAGCTACAGCAGAAAGTCAATGCAAGAACATCTATGAGAGGAGGCTTCAATGCTTAAACAGTTGATTCAGTTGCTTGTAAATCAGCTCGTTCCTAAACGGGCTGTAAACGGGGGGGGGTAGTATCTATGGTAAGAGACCAACTGAGCTAGGCATATCTGACTGTTTGACGGGTTCGGTGGTTGTCAAAACATCGACGGCAACAGGGTACTTTGAATACGTCACTCCAGCAGATGGGATAGCCTGGTGTTATGGCACTCAGGCCAACTTTGTGGGAATACGGGCAGAAGGAGTTTCTGACTGGCCGACCTTAGTGAGGTATCCCGACAATGGGTACAACATCTCAGCCTATCAATACTTTAAGAAGGGACAGAAGATTCAATACCACTATGGGCTAACAGCGGGAACCATCTACTGTTACTTCTGTCCAATTTAACAACGCCGAGCATTTAGGCTCGGCAAGGAGCTTAAATGCTAAAACAACTTATTCAACGATTGCTGGATAGTCGAACGACACCGGAGGAGGCGGCACACAGTGCAATGCCTTCCGACAAATACACTCGATTAGTTGACAATGGAACAATCGGCTCAGAGTGGACAGACCAAGCCTTTTCTGGAATAGCTGCATACGATGGATATTTGTTTTTCACGGGTACTAGTACAAGTGCAGTGCCAATTATTGGAATAGCTACAGCAGGATACGCGAGCAATCTAACTTTCCCGTGGGAGGGCGCCCGTCTAGCAACGACTATTCCTATTGCAAAAGGGCAAACCTGGACTGTTCAAGGTAGTAGCATGAAGGATGTCATTATTTATCTAAGTATAAGACCGTTTCACTCGGGGGGGGGTATAATAGCCTTGTTTGGAGGACTCTGTCATGCTTAAGAGCCTTATCCAACTTTTCGCAGAGAAGTTTCTGCAAAGT